CATGAAATTATCAGTAACTTCATCTGGTTCAGTTAATTGCCCACAGACTGGGCACTTTAACATATTCTTAGCTTCAGCTACATCTTCAGTCTTCTCTTCTTCATATGTGCCATATGAATCCTTCGCACGAGGATATCCATATGCAAATACAGCTCCCTCAGTATAGAAAATGAATAATGCATGGAGCCAGAGAAGATCTTGGTGATTGTGACGACCAATAAGCTGGCCAATCTTATCACCAGCCCTAGCTGTTGCTATGTCAAGAGATGATTGTGCATCCTCAGGAAAGCACTTTGCTACTGGTGTAGTAATTGATAATGCAGCAATGATAGATTCAATATAAGCACGAAACACATTCATTGGTTTATCATAATAAGCTTGATCTGTATCATCAGCCGCAGATTGATCCCAGATACGCCAATCATGTGCGACTTCTGAATACCATGCCTGGTATATATTGTCCCAAATAAGTTTCAGTCGTCTACACTTGCGAATTTGTCGTTCGCGAACTCCTCTATCTTCATAATCAAAATACTCAACAACTTCTAAGAGAAGTCGCTGAATATCATCTTCAGGTAGATCATTACTTGTTGGCATTACTTTTTTCCTGAAGGTCTGACATCAATCTGATGTTTCTTTTTATTTTTATTAACAGTAGCATAGAATACACTTTTACCTTTTTCTTCTCCATACTCTTTTTTCATATTACTCATTACCTTCTCGCCCTTGCCCTTGAAGTATTTACTAAGGGGCATAATAACCTACTTCTTTGAGGTTCCCATTACGCTATCATAGATGCGTTCAAGAATCCCCTTAGATGGAGCAGTATCTACTGGGTTTGACTTCTTCTTTTTCTTCTCTTCTTCTTCCTTACGTCTGCGTTCGTTCTCAGAAGCAGCATAATCTTGAATACGCTTTACAGGATCAGAAGATGATTTCTCTTTAGCCGCTTTAACAGCAGTGCCAGCGGCTGACATTCCTGTAGCAACAGTCTCATCTTCTTTCTTCTTTTTCTTTTCCTGCATCCCAAAAGGCATTAGTTAATCCCCATTTCCTTTTCGAGTTCCTCGATTTGAGGATTGGTATTAATTTCTGTAGAAGTAACAGGGATTGAAGTTCTAGAAGTTATCTTAGCTTTGAGTTCTTGTTCGTGTTTCAAATTCTCTTGGAAATCACGAACGGCTTTGGCCCTTTCCTTATCTTCTAATTCAAGCTGTTGCTGTTTCACAGGCCAAGGAATATGACGCCGACCAATTGGTGAACTAGACGGAGTTGGAGCTACTAATCTTTCTGGAACAACATTAGGCTTTAATAAGTTATTAAGAAGTTGTTCCCTTTCATAATTTGCACGTTCTAATGCAATCTTCAATGTCTCGCAAGACTTGCATGGAACTTCACGCAATCTCTTCTTTCGCTCGCTATATTCATATCGAATATCGAGCAATTCTTTGACCCATTGGAACATTATCGTCTCCCTCGATGATACTTTCGAACAACCTGCATTGTAGATGTACTTGATTCGATTGTATTCATATTACGATAAAATGCAGTCCAATCATTAGTGTTCTTCAAAGTCTCTAATAACTTCTGCTGTCTTTGAACATTAATGAATTCATCTGCACTCTCAGTGAAGTAGCTCTCAGCCGAATCCAGCGCATATCGCAACGCATCATAAGGGTCATCTCCTGGGAACTCAGCTACATCTTCAGGAGGCTTTCCATCCTTACCAGCCTTAGCATAAAAGCAAGACTTGATAGCTTCTGACATTAAAGGACATGACTTAAAAATCTGTAGCTTAGGAAGATTATCCTCTACTTCTGGAGGATTAAATAAAGCTAAATAGTTTTGGTAGTCTTTAGGACTCTTATTACGAAGAATCCACTGTGCATAACCTTCATCATATACAGGCATTTCATTAGCTGGAAGTATTGGCTTTTCCTTCCAACGCAGATACTCATGGACTAGCATCTTACCGGCTAAACGAGAGCCAGTAGTATTAACTGATAAATCAATTGGTCTTCCAAGTTCAGTTTCAATCTGCTCTTGAATTGTATGTTCTTGCCCACGATCTTGAGAAGCAGATTTGCAAAACTTAACTGATCTTGGTTGATCTGAATCAACAAACCATTTGAGCTCTGGAGCCCACGCAGAAATCTTAGTTTTGAACCAATGTAACTCTCTATATAAATAAACTCGACCACTTGGTGCTACAGCAAAGAATCCAACATAACACATTGCTTCATATCCCCAGTCGCCTACTACAAACTTAGGCCACCAATGGGGAATAGCAAAGTCATCAATTACATGTAATGCATTCTCTGGTTCATCAGGATATAATCTATCTCTAAACTCATCATAAACTTGACCAATAAATGCATCCCAATTTCCTAACTTAGCTTGCTTCTCTGCTTCAGGAAGAGCTTCGAGTGAAGTTCCATATGTCTTATCTAAATGTGGATTATCTCTAAAAGTAGCATGAATGTAAATTCGTTTATTTCCACCACGACCAACAATAATAACATTGCCTTCTTTAGCCGGATCAACAAATCGTTTCTTGACCCAAGTATGTCCAATATTACCAGGCATTCCTCCTGCACGAATAATAGCTGGTAATCCGGAATCTTCTGGAGCACGAGTACGAGTAAATCCAATATATAAATAGATCCATTCAGTTGCTGATGTTAATTCATCAGGACTAAAGAGGTTAATTTCCATTGAGTCATATCTGTGAACATCATCTTCTGTTTCACAGTGACCCAAGAATATAGTAGCACCAGCATTACCTCTTAATCCTGCTCCATATTGATCTGGGCTTGGGAATGTCCAAGCCATATCTTGTCCGTTCCAAGTAGCTCCAAACTTTGGATAGATTTGCTTTGTTCTTGGAACGACTTCGTTCTTGAGTTCAGGGAAGGTTCGGCGCAAGAAGAGTTGCTTAAACCTTGGGTGCTCATACCATCCTCGGACGATGGGATACATAACCAAGGTCTCTGTCTTTGCACTACCAGCTCCCCCACCGTAGAATCCTTCCTTGATTGTATCAGGCAAAGAAAGAAATAACTCTTGCTTCGGAAAAGGTTTCCAGGTTATGTTTTCAATATCCTTAGCACCTGGAATAAGAAGATCAACCATTAGAATCTACACGATGATTAAGTGAATCCCATTCAGCCGCTAACTTAGTATCGTAATGATTCAACTTATAACCAGGTCCATTATAAGAACGAGCAAACTTAGCCCATTCATGATTACGTAATGTATCAACCAAACCCATGTTATGAATCATTCTTCCAAATGCTACGATGTTAGGTTGATAACCAGACTTAAGATCAATTGCCATCTCAAGTGCTGATTTGTATTTACATATCTTATGATTAAAGCCCATGATCTGGAAGATACCCCAACTAGTAGATTCATAAGCTCTCATCGCATCTAACCTAACTACTCTTTCAAATTGAATCTGTCTAGTTAACTTAGTGGGAGGATACTTTGAGCGATCCCATTTAGGATAACTAAGTTCTGGATACTCCCCATCATAAATATGATTAGTTAATCTAGAGAAGATATGAGGTTCATATAAGAATTGATTCGTATCGCCGGTGCCTTCAACTCGTGCTACTGTCTGAATGATCTTAGGATCAAGTCCTAATTCATCTGCACAAGTCTGGCAATCAGCGATAGAAATCATTTAGCTAACTGTAATTGTAAAGTTCGTAGCCGCAATGACAACGGTGAACGTGGTAACACCAACTAAATCATATTCAAGCGGAGGGCTAGTCATATCACTATTAACTAAGTGAAACATCAGAACTGATCTTTCAATATCAACAGAGAATGACTTGATTCCAGAAATAACCTTAGCCGTTGCCTGAAAGCCAGGTCCATACTTCGCCGTTACTGTCGCTGATCCGCTTGGCATCTTGACTCCTCCATGATGATTTATTAAATTAAGTTAAAGACCGTAAGATACATTATTAGCAATAATATAATACTTTCTAAATCTAGGATCATAAAATAATCTAACTATACCAAAATCTCCTACTAAAACAGCCTGTGCTGCAGGGGGAGCTACTGAAAATTGTATATTACCTCCAATAATAAAAGTTGGAAAACCACCATAATCAGCTTCTATCAATAATACTAATTCATGATAAAATTCGACTGGAGGAACAATATATTGTATAGGTACTATTCCAGTAATTCTAGTAAATCTAGTCTTAGGCGCAATCGTATTAGCCGAAGCTATTGTATCTGGAATCTTAGAAGAGATGGGATTTAGATTTTCAAAATCAGTCATGACTTAACTCTAAGCGGCTGAAAATCCTGATCCAAGAATATACTTCCTTTTTGAGGGATGATAATATAATGAACAACCTAAAAGTCCCTCTATTTGATAATCTATTCCTAAAGGAGTTAAAATATTACCAAGAATACCAAATACACATGGAAAAGTAGCAGAATCTTCACAATAAAAAACTAATTCATGATAAAATTCTACTGGTGGCACAATTATCTGAATAGGAACATGTCCCGTTATAATAGTGAATCTATTTTTTGGTTCTATTACTGTAGCCGAAGCTATAGTAGCTGGGGATTTAGAATTAATAGGATTAAGATCCTCAAAATCAATCATGGGATTACTCTAGTTATTTTATATCAGAATACAACTGGTTGGCCAACATAATACTTTTGGACACGAGGATCAAAATAAAGAACAGTAACTCTATTATTTGCAGTTAATAAAACCCCACCCGTTTCAATATTTCCGCCATCAATTAATACTGGATTGCCAGAATGTTCTCCGCTAAATAATAATTTTAATTCATGATATCCATAAACTGGAGGATTGATATATTGAATAGGTTCGCCTTCTCCAGTGACTACAATAAATAATGCTTCTGGAATAAGATCAGTTGCAATAGGAAGAGTCTGGACATCAATCATGAGTAACTCCACTTTCGTCTTGAACGGGGTTGATGTCTATCACTTTTTCACATGGAATATCTGTATGGTAATACATTGAATCAAGATAGACTCGTCTTTCACAGGTCCGAGTCTTATTGTTGCGCCAGATTTCAGCTTCCACAGGACCATGCTTCTCAACTCGCACGAGTGAATAAGTCGTAGCACAGCCGCTAATAAGAGTTAAAGCAAGAATAAGAAGGAGTCTCATCGAAGAGGAAGTCTAAGATCAACCCCGAGAATAACCTGAAAGAAAGCAAGTACAATAATAATAGCAAGAATTGCTAATGCAACAGTTTTGAAGAAAGGTGGAATCTGTGATGCATTAACAACATAAGCAACAATTCCTAATACTAAAACGAGAAGAAGAAGTGTTAACATTAATGATCTCTCTTCAGATATACACCAACAGGTCCGGCTGAAGTACAACGGATAAATCCACCAGCAACTTCTGCTTGTCCTGCAGCAGTTAATGCTAGTGGTGAATTTACTGTGAATCCAACCGTGTCAGACTGTTGGAATGTAGCCGCTACCGTACTACAATATAATAGGCACTTAGTTGCTGGAAGTGCATAAACAACGTTCTGAATTAGGTTGTGAACATCACCAATCGTTAAGGCTTCTGTTGGCATGTTATCCTTCTGGCTTCTTAGCCACTGTTCCAGTTATGGCTGCTGATTGTGCCAGCAAAGCTGCAGTCTTTTTCATTTCCTCAATAGTATCTCTTAAAGCAGTCTTCTCTGTAATCAAAGACTCACGTTCTACTATAGATCTGGTAGCCGCACTATTAACATGGCCTTCAATAACTTTAGATGTCTGAACTACTTGATCAAGTCTAGTTCTATTACCCCATGCTGTAATTACATTAACTAATACTGCACCAATTGCAGCTACAAGTAAAAGTATTTCCGGCATGGTGTACTGCAAGTTTACTCCTTAACAACTAGGGTTTGAAAGTGAGACTCACTAATTATCTGAGGGGCATAAACTATAACTTGTGGTTGTGTCTTACCTTCATTCTCAGGACGAGATTGAACGACTTTATTCATTTCAGCCGCTATTGCAGCAAGTTTCTCAGGCTTCTGCACATCTGAAATGCGTAATTTCAATTCCTTGAGTGCATCTGCCATGATGCCAGCGGCTTGTTTGCGGACTGTACCAATAGCAATCTTATCTTCTAGATC